GATCCGACCGAAGCTTGGGCAAATCTAAATGTACCAGTCTACAACTGTACGAAGGAAACTAGAACAGTGTGGGTAGAACCTATTGGTGAGGAATATAGTCAACACGAAGAAAGGGCAGGATCTAACATTATATCTGGACAAACGAACAGTGAACATTTGAGGTCACCATATCAAGAAGTCGAGACTATGCACATAACTGATAGAGCATGTTTATTTAAAGGGGACGAGTGGCATAAAGTAGAGGTTGATCATGATAGAGATGAGTGGAGAGTCATGGCAAAATATTGGTCAAGGGAAAACGACTGGGACGATTTGATCAAAAAATATAGCGAGCATATTGATGAAGAATATAGCATACATACCACTTGATATTCCAAAATTTGGTTTAGAATCAATTGTAGAAAAATATAACTTCTATCCCCATCATCTTTATCCAAATGCTTGGGATTGTTTGCCAGTTTGCGGGAAAACTACTGATTGGAATCAGTCTGCATTTTATAAAGCATATGAAGATAGATATAATTCTGGAGAAGTGTATTGGAACGTTCCGGAGATGAAACCAATCTTAGAATATTATCCAGGAGAGGTTACTCATGCTCAGGTATTAAATCAAAAAGCAAGTATAGTCGCTCATAAAGACACTCCGATACTTCGTAAGCAACCTGAACCAAATGGTTTTAAAATTCTTCTAAATAATATTTTAGAAAAAAGTTTCTATGTAAAAATAAATGGCAAAAGAATACATATAGAATTACCAAACACAACTAATTGCTTTGCTATAAATGAACATGATATATTACATGGAGCGACAATGCCTCAGCAAGAAAAATACATCGTGAGTTGTTTTGGTATTATAGACGAGGCAAAGCATAAAGAACTAATATCAAGAAGTGTAGAAAAATATGGCGAATATGCAATCTACTTCTGATTATGGAATATTTCCTCTCGGTGATTATGACTTCGAGGAAACGACAGTTACATTATCAGAATATCCTGATGTGGTTGATCTTGGTATATCGGTTGATGCCGATAGATTATATCAAGAATATTTGAATATGAGAAAACCAAGTAAAGACCATTATTATCTCAGTATGAGTAAAAGATTTAAACTTGATGCAAAGAAAGTAATGGAAAATTTTGAAGAACTTGGATTTAAACAAGATAATTATGGTGGGTATGGGTTTCAAAGGGCAGGTGAATATACAAAAAGCGTTTTAGATAGTTTACCTGTCAAGACATTCCGAAAACATTTTACTCTAGCAAAACCAGGATGGGTTACTAAGTTTCACTCTGATCATAAACAGTTTCAGAATCATGGATTTAGATTAGTTATACCAATGAACTGTGATGCCCATATAAAGTACAAAGAAAAAGAATATAGACTTAAAAGTGGATCAATGTACTTTTGGAATATTGTAAAGGAACATGCTGGTTGGAATCCAACCGATCAAGAACGTGTGATCATTATGGCACAGATGAATAGCGATAGGTTGATAAATGAAGGTAAATTGGTCAAGCAACTATTATGATGATGTGACTATTCACAGATGTCAACCAGAAGATATATTGACTGAAGAAATAGTGTTACGAATATTGGATGAATGTAATGATCATCCAAGACTTTGGTTTGAAGATCTTTCTAGTAAAAATTTATGGTATCTATTAATTGCTACCGTGGATGGTAAACCTATATCAATATGTGGGTGTAGAGAAGATGGAAAAGTTTTATGTTATCTTTACACATTGAAAGAATATCGTAATAAATATAGAGGAATCGCTCAAATAGACTATGTGCCTATTTTTATGGAAAATGCCATTACAGATAAAATATATTTGACTGTACATGACTATGATAAAAAGCATAAAAGATTAGCAAAGGCATGGGATAGATTGATATCCTCTGGCATTCCTAGTGAGTTTCAACCCACTAGAGGTAAATGGAAATATAAAGGAATAAAGGAGTACAGAGGTGTTGACCAACACTGGTACGAACTGGATTATAAAAATATTTAACAATGAATATGTTTTTCATTTAAGATTAATGTATTTGTTTAGCTTGCTGTCTGTGATAGCATGGTGTTATCTTGAACATGTCAGTGTTCTCGAGTTTATAGCAGTATTTTATGCTGGACTCACGTTCGCTCGTGTAGGTTCTGAAGCAGGATTCCATAGGTATTTCTCACATAAGTCATACGAAACTACGAAGTTCAAAGAACGTGTTTTGTTGTGGTTGGGTACGGTAGCAGGAGTCGGAAGTTGTTTATCATGGGCGACGATGCATAGACTGCATCATAAAGACGCTGATACAGAAGATGATCCGCATAGTCCATATTTTGGCGGTTGGGTAAAACCATTCTTTGGCATACCTAGCACAAAAAATTACGATCACAAAATAACCAGAGACCTGCTTAGAGATTCACACCAAAGATTTACCCACAAACATTATTTCAAAATTAATGTAGCATGGATACTTTTATTATCCGCAATATCATATGCGGTAGGAACTATGCTTCCTCTGATTATACTATTTTCTATGGCATCAATAAGTTTATGGTTGCTTTATGGTATCACCAATACCATAGAACACAGGTTTGGTTACAGGTCGTATGAAACTAAAGATGAAAGTAGGAACCAACCAATACTAAGATTATTGTTTCTTGGTGCTGGATTGCATAATAACCACCACTGGAAATCAAACTCGCCGACATTCAATTTAAGAAAAAATTGGTGGGAGTTTGATTTTGATTATTTGATTATAAGGACTTTGTTCGCAAAATGAACGCACACTTCTTAGATATTGATATTCGTGATACAAATGGTCAAGATATCGCTGACATACTTAAAGAAAAGGTTATCGTTGTTTTAAAAAACCAAACGAAATCTACTGGGCATTTTACTAATTTCGTCAGTAAGATTGGTCCGATAGCAAACTGGCCACATATGGCATTTGATCCCATAACAGGTGAAGACAAACATTCATTTGATAAGTTCGTAAGTCCAGAAGAATGGGGTGACTGGGATACCTATCCAGTTCAAAGGGTGACCGGAGAAAAGGTAAATGGTAAAATGTCTGGTATATTCGGGAGCGGTAAACTAGACTGGCATGCTAATCTAAATGGTCCAACACGTGCAGACGGTGTTGCGTTACAAGGTTATAGAGACTGTGAAAACACTTCAACAAGTTGGGTAAACACTAACAAGGCATATAATGAGATGCCACAAGAACTCATTGATAGGTGTGAAGGAGTGTATGCTGAATACCAATATTCACCAGAAAACTGGGCAGGTGATGAAGAAACCGTCAACATGATTACTCAGCATGTTCCTGGAAAATTCAGAGGTCGTACGAAGTATAAGATGTGGTTGATTCAGGAAAATATTGCTGGATATAAAGGTGTATATTTCTACACCAATAACGACTGCAAAATTATTACAAACGATACCAAACTATATGATGATCTATACGATCACATATTCCAAGAAAAATATATGTACACTCATATGTACGAAGTCGGGGATATTGTTTTAAGTGATCAGTTGCTAAGTTTACACAAACGCGATCAGAATGATGATGAAACTCTTTCAAAGAGAGTTCTTCATCGCATTACATTTGGATTATCTAATACTGATGATCGTAAATGGATTGAAGAAAAAAATATTATTCATGACGAACCGTCAGAGATATTCTAGCATTGTCTACTTGCGTGACATCATGAGGAACGTCAATCTGAAGTGAGTGCCAAACCTTTTCTTGTACACAAACAGACTCGACTATCTGACCCATATCCCAAAATCTAGTTCGTACATTATTTCCTCCTGATTCAAACACATAGTTATATTTCACTCCTACGATACCAAGATCGGTGTGAACTGGAACTTTGTCTCTGATAACTTGATATCTTGTTAGGACTGGATAGTCAAAACATTCTTGAATATAATCAGAGAGTTCTTGGGGTGCAACATAACTAGCAAAAGTGTGGTCATAATCTTTGTGTGGAAATACATTTTCAAACTCTTGTATTTCTTTCAAAGATAAATCAAATAAAGAAGGAACTTCTGGTAAAAAGTCGACTTCTTTATAGTACATTAATATGTCAACTTTTCTAGTTCAATAATGTTACTTGTCGTAACAACATCATTGGCATCTAAAATTTCACCTTGATATGATTCAAACGAACCTTCCGAATCAAAATGAACTTCGCATACCATATCCCCATTTGAATCATGGGGTGGAACAACTCTTATAATTCTTCCTTCGTCTTTGTACCTATCGTGTACTATTCTCATATCATCACTCAATGGATCTTGATGACCTGATATGATTTTATGCCTAAACATAAATGCCATGGTTTTCTCCTGTGCAACCAACTATGTGTATTCTTTTTTCAAATGATGCATTAACAAATGTATGCTTTTTTGTTGTATCAACATAATAGTGATTACCATCCGCTGGTATCCTTTTCACTTCATCTTCAATAACAAAAAAACAATTTGAATTAGTTATTAATGGTATGTGTATTCTAGGAGTTGGATCAACGTGATAAGAATAGCATTCTTTTGCTTTCATAACCATTACTCTTGACCTATACATTCCCAGTTCTTCTAGGACAGAATTTGTATAAACCAATCCACTAAACATAGGAACAACAAACTCTTTTTCTATTTCTCTTACTAATTTTACTCTTTCTTCCATAGTACCGTCATGGTCTTGTAGAAGCGACCCTGTTCCATATAGTGGATCAGTACAACCTTGTTTCGTTTGTAACATAACTTGATCGTGTTTTTGGAACTCATCTACAGAATCAAGTTCCATCAAAATTTTATCTATGTTTATGGGCATACTGTAATATCTTTGACTCTATGGGGTTGGTTCAAAACCCAATTTATAACTGAACAACAATAATCTATGTCCATCTTCTTAGCATCAATATCTTGTACTCTTGGAGAGTCAAAATATCCGAATCTGATTATAGTTGTATTTATACCTTGATAGAACAGTTGCTCATTAGCTTTATCAAGAGCAAACTTTTCTATTTGGTATATATGGGGTTTATCCTTATCTTGATCAGGCGAGTTTGATCCTATGTTAATAATTCTTTTTCCAAGTTCTGCTGCTTCATACAACAGTTCTACCTGTTTGAATCCATCGTGTTTACAGTTAATAAACACTTCACATTCTTCAAGAGAACTGCAGTTCCCATAGTAGTCAGCAAGAGCGGATCCTAACCCTCTCCGTGTTCCAGTAATAAATTTTTTTTCATTTTTTTTCATTTTAATTGTTTTTTTTCTTTACTTCCTGCTAAAAGTATGATATAATATATAGGTAAACTAAAGAGAGAGAAAAAAAAATGAAATATACAGTTCACCAAGTTCGTAAAGATCGTAAATCTGAAAAAGAAGCAATGGATGCTAGATTCTTTGGTAAAGTCGATAAGTTGTTTTTCTTGACTGCTTATGATGAAGTCTGTACTATCGAAGCAGATGATCTTGATGAAGTATTCCAGATCGGTAACATCGGTCCAGAAGAAAAGATCGAGCGTTTAAATCGCATGCATTCAATCTCAGTTGGTGATGTTATCAGCAACGTGTATTGTGAGTGTTATGTAGTTAAAGATTTTGGTTTTGAAAGATTGGGAGCATAATTATGAAAAAAGCAGAACACATGATGTCATCAATGACTATGGGCAAACTCATCGCATACCAGAACGAGTATACTCGTCTATGCGAAAATACGAACCCATCAGCAGAATGCTTGGATCGTATCGGTCTACTCGAAATTATTTTTGAAAAAGTTGACTTGGGTAAAATTGGATTGGTAGGGAGTGCATAAATGAAAGACTATGCTTTTAAATATGGCGAACTGAAAGTCGCTGCTGAATTTCTTGCCCGCACGGCAAAAGAATCAGTTGAATATAACCCCAAGTTTCAAGACGGGACTGGGGTATATGAAAAACTTCTGATGACTCAAGCAAATAGAATTTTAGATTTATTGGAAAATCATGAAACACCCAATCGCTAGATATTTGATGAGTGCTTATGCGTATTATGTTGAGGATAAACCCCTCATCTCTGATATGGAGTTTGATAAACTTGCAAAATATATCAGGCATAATTACGATGAACTTGAGCACATACATAAACACCTCGTCACCATCGGTGATTTGGATGCTGGTACTTATCTGGGTCAGTATCCCAATCGTGTAAAAAATGCGGTAAGTCACTATCGCGGAACCATAAGGGGTAAAGCACCCTATGTGGATTGGGAAATATAAAAAAAAATGAAATTAATTAAAAAAAAAGCTTTACTATTCCTGCAAAGTATGATATAATATAAGGGTAGAGAGTTTTGATAGAGGAGTTAAAAATGATCAAATATTTTAAAATTACTACTTATTATTCAGACGGTGTAATTGCTGAAACAATTCGCCATACTCGCGAAGGTCTTTCTTCTTGTATCCAGTCTATCTGGAAATTAGATGATGTTGTTCGTTTTACTGTTGAGGAGATATACTAATGAAAATCAAAGGTGCAATGAATATTTTGGAAAGACGTGCTGAGTTTTATGGTCAAACCGTTGAAACTCTAGTTGTGATGCTTGATAACGGATTTGATGAAATCTCACGAGTTATGGATGCACATAAAGTCTATAAATCATTTCATGTTAATAAGAAGGAGTTTGTATAATGGCGAACAGTATGGAAATGTTATTTGCAGTAGTGATGACTGTATTCTTCACTTTAATTTTAGTTTATTCGTTGGTAATGTAAGGAAAATAAAATGGCACATTTAGTTGAAACAATGGCATACGCAGGAGAAGTTCCATGGCACGGTCTTGGAGTTCCTGTATCAAATGATCTGACACCTGCTCAGATGCAACAAAAAGCAGGTCTTGATTGGGGTGTTCGCGAAGTCGAATCATTCGTAGAATTTGATGGTAAAAAAATGCCAACAGGTTTAAAATCTCTTGTCCGTGAAACTGACGGTAAGATCCTAACCAACGTTGGTGAGAACTGGAAACCTGTTCAAAACGATACTGCGTTTGAATTCTTTTCAGAGTATGTGATGCAGGGTGATATGGAAATGCACACTGCTGGGTCACTTCGTGATGGACGCATGATCTGGGCACTTGCTAAAGTCAAGGACTCGTTTGAGTTATTTAAGGGTGATCAGGTTGATTCATACCTTCTTTTCTCAAACCCACATCAGTATGGCAAAACGATTGATATTCGTTTCACACCTATTCGTGTGGTTTGTAATAATACATTGACTCTTTCATTAGGTCAACGTGCTGAACGTTCTGTTCGGGTCGGTCATCGTGCTGAGTTTGATCCTTCAATGGTCAAAGAGCAACTTGGTATTGCTACCGAAAAACTGCAAACATACAAAGAGATGGCACAGTTCCTTGGTTCAAAGAGATATTCTCAAGACAACGTTATTGAGTTTTTCAATACTGTTTTCCCACGTACTGCAGACAAACGTGTACAGGGTAAAGAATTGTCACTTGATACACTATCTCGTAATGCACGTGGAGCATATGATGTTCTTGAGGTACAACCAGGAGCAAAGTATGCAGAGGGAACTTGGTGGCAGGCATTTAATGCGGTCACATTCGTGACTGATCACTTACAAGGTAACAACGAAGATAATCGTTTGTACTCACAGTGGTTCGGTGGCAACCAAGTTCGTAAAGTAAATGCCTTAGAAAAGGCAGTAGAATATGCGGAGACAGCATAATGAAAAAAGTAATCGCAACAATCATGGTGATGGCAGCAACTCCTGCCATTGCCGAAACCACTCAGGATCACTACAAACAAGTTGTAGTTCAGACTCCATACACCATTCAGGTTTGCACACAAGGTAATGGGAAATCCAACCTAAATAACTTTTTAGAAGGTGCTATCATTGGTGGAATTATTGGTAACAATATTCCTGGTGAAAACGGTGGTGGGGCTTTGGGTGCCATTCTTGGTGGTGCTGTAAATACGGAAAATAACAAAGGCAACCAGTGTAGAATGGAAACGCGATATGAAGAAGAATATAAAGAAGTTTATTCCCATAGCACTGTTACTTTTACTCACAATGGTCGCACATATAGTTTGAGGTTCAATAAATGAGTATGAGAAGTGTAGAAAGGGACGTTCGTGCAATGTCCCTTGGATTAGATGTTGTAAATGCTGAAATTGCGCATTTAGAAAAAGCAAAACGTACAGATCGTGCTAGTAAAAAAAGACTATCACGTTTGCATGAAGCGAAAAGACATTTAATTGAAAATCCAAAAGAATCACAGAAACTGATTGATAGGTTAAATTAATGAAAGCACATAAACCTGAAATGATTGCCGCATGGGCACAACAAAATAAGATCGAAGGGTTTGAACAGTATGACCCCAAATGGCAAGAAAAGAACCGCATGCGTGCAATGAAATGGAGACAAAAGCAGGATGAAAGAAAAAACCCTGAAACTCAAAGAGCACAGCATTAAACTTTTTAAGAAGGTAAGAAAAATGGATCTAGGAAATCCCGTAATGACTGCGCTTGTAGGACTTGTTATTTTCTACATTGGTCTCAAAACATTCTCAGGTGGCATGAAGTCTATGGGCAACATGGAACACCTCGCTTGGTTCACTGGTAATGTATTCTATATGTTTGTCGGTGGCATAATTATGACTTTACTTTGGCAGTCATCGTCTCTATCAACGACTGCTATTATTGCTCTTGTCGCATCAGGAGCGATACCATTACCTGCTGCTATTGCCGCAGTTTTAGGTGCTAACATAGGAACGACCGGAACTATCTGGTTGGCAGGTATGCTTGTCTCGGATGGTATGCCGAAGGGCGATACTTTACGAATAGCAATGGCACATACTGGTGTCAATCTATTGATGGCAATGGCACTCCTACCGTTCGTCGGGCGAATCGCTCAGTTCTTAGGACGATTTTAAGATCTCTACAATGCCAAGAAAAGCGACCTTCGGGTCGCTTTTTTTCTTTACAAAAGATTATAAATAGGGTAATATAATATAAACGGATCTAAAAAGGCAAAAAAATGAAATCTCTAGTTTCTTTTATATCTGAAGGAAGTTTGACTCTTGGTGAAATCAACAAGTATGATTGGAGAATCAAACTCTTTATGCAGAAGTATAGCAATGGTGATCCATTTGAACTGACTGACGGTTCTTCTGGAATGATTGCTAAAAATACAGAACTAGAAGCAGTGATAAAAGCAGGAAAGCAACCACGTGGATTTAAGTTTGCACTCACCACTGGCAGAGAAATCAGTTTCAATGACATACTCAAATCAAAAGAATTTGGTGGGGGGACTTCAGGTTCTGGTGCTGGTGCAGCACAAACTGCTGCCGCAGAATCTGCTCAGTGCGTTTATGCTCAGTGCCTTTGGGATAATCCTAAAACTCTTTGGACCGAAGCAGAATTAAAGGCAGCATATACAAAAGTTGAAGTAGATACACCATTCGATGATATTATGAACTTATCAGAGGAATGGAGAGTATCTTCAATTCTTGGAGCAAAAATACTCAAGCGAGGAATAGGACGTAGAATATACAAGTGGTATCGTGGTACAGGTGTTCAGTCTGATATGGAAGAACGTTTCAAGACATTGAACACTGCCGCTGGTCGCCCATTCAATAATATTAATAAATGGACTCCTGCTGATATTTGGGTTCAAGCAACCGACTCTGCAGTGTACGACTGGGATAGTTGTAAAACTTTGTCCTCACTAAATCAGATGCTCCTCAAAGCATATGCTGCTCGTGATGTTATGGGTATATCACTCAAAAAAATAGTGGGGAAAGCGAAGATTGTTCAAGTCAATTATAAAAAACCTTTCAAGTCTCCAGTGTTTACCAATGTCTCATTCGGAAAACGAGATTATTGGAAAGCAAAGGATGGATACCTAAACTTCAAAGGTGGCGAGATTCAGTTCAGAACCTTCCCAACTTTCCAAGCAGAAATCATTGGTGGTAAGGCAAAACACGGTAAAGTTTCTGGTGGTTCTGGTAGTGCTTCTTTGATGGGCAAGATGATGATCCAAGCAGGTGCTAATTCTATTGAAGATCAAAAAACTTTGGTGGCGATGTTCCGCAGGGATAGAGATAAGTTTATGGCAAAGTGGTACGAAGCATATAATAAGTCACCAAACAAAGCAATGAAAAACGATGAGTTCTTAAAAGCAGCAGAAGGTAAAGACGATAATTGGTGTGTCTCAAAATATCTTGTAACAACACTTTTCAATAATATTAAAGGTAAAGAACAAGCATTCTTATCATTGATGTTCAGGTATGCTTCTTCTGCCTCTCCCGATTCAGCAGTACACTTAAAGGTCAAGTGATGAACTTTTCAGAATTTATAACAGAACAAAAAAATACTCACATGACCCATATCGAGGACAAGGTTCTCTATGGGGGTGTAAACGGAACTAGAGAAGCGATCAATGCATTGAGGTCATTGCGCGATATGCTTGGAGGCGTGAAAGATGGTAGAGTTAGTGTTAAGTGGGACGGTGCTCCTGCTATCTTTGCTGGGACTGATCCTCGTGACGGGAAATTCTTCGTTGCTAAGAAAGGGATCTTTGCAAAGTCGCCGAAGGTATATAAAACTGACGAGGATATCGATGCTGACACTAGTGGCGATCTTGCTGACAAACTTAAACTTGCTCTTCAGCACCTTCCTTCAATAGGGATAAAAGGTATCATTCAGGGAGATTTTTTATTCTCATCTCCTGATGTAAAGACCGAAAAAATTAAGGGAGAGTCTTATGTCACGTTTCATCCGAATACGATTGTATATGCGATACCTGCTGACCAAGATGCTGCCAAAGAAGTTAAAAAAGCAGAAATCGGTATCGTCTGGCACACCACGTATACAGGCACGTCATTTGAATCTCTAAAAGCATCATATGGTGTAGATGTTAGCAAATTACGAAAATCAAGTAAAGTATGGTCTCAAGATGCAATGTTACGTGATTTGACAAGAGTAACTATGTCAAAGGAGGAAACAGATGAAGTTAATGCACTTCTTTCAGAAGCAGGTAAACTGTTCAATAAAATTAGTGGAACAACTCTTAGAGAACTTGAAGCGAATCAAGAACTTGCCCAACTTATTGAGCAATACAACAACACGTTTGTACGTCAAGGGTCAATCATTGGTAACACTAGGTCTCACACGAATGGTCTCGTTCGTTGGATCAATACTAAATTTAAAAAAGAAATAGAAAAAAGAAAGTCTGATAAAGGTAAGGCGACTCAACAAAAGAAACTTGATGACCTCCTTGCCTTTTTCTCAGCAGGAAATAAACGTTCCTTAATCTCCATGTTTGACCTACAAAAGAAAATCGTATTAGCGAAACTGAAACTTATAAATAGTCTTAATAAACTATCAAAAGTCGACACCTTCTTGAAAACCACTAAAGGTTTCAAGGTAACTGGGGAAGAAGGTTATGTGGCAATTGATAGACTTGGTGGTGATGCAGTGAAAATTGTTGACCGTATGGAATTCTCATATGCCAACTTTTCACCCGATATATTAAAGGGATGGGATAAACCAGGAAGGTAGACCGATGGCAAAGATGTCATTTAAAGAATTCAATGCGCTTCAAGCAGAAGCACTTACCACCGCACAACGTATTCAACGTGGTCGGATGATGAAAAAGATCAAGCATAAAATTGCTCTTGGTCGTAAAAAAGCTGAAAAAAGAACAGCAACTAAAGACACTCTTGAAAAAAGAGCACTTCGTCAAGCACGTACAAACATCTTCAAAAAACTTACCAAAGGTATCGATAAAGGTGAACTATCTTTCTCAAGGAGGCAAGAACTTGAGAAAAGACTTGGTTCTCCTGCAATGAAACGTAAAGTTGTTGCGATTTCAAAAAAGTTATTTAAAGATGTTAGAAAAAAAGAAATTGAAAGAAAGCGTGCAAAGAGTGGCAATTAATTCGTTTAAAAATTATCTTGTAGAAGAAGAGAAGACCGTTTATTTTACTTTTGGTAGAATGAACCCTCCTACTATTGGTCATGAAAAACTGCTTGATGCAATATCAAAAGCAGCAGGGTCTAACCCATATAAAATTTATTTATCTCAGTCTCAAGATGAAGATAAGAATCCTTTGGGATACAAAGAAAAAGTAAAGATTGCTCGGAAGATGTTTCCTCGCCATGCTCGTAATATATTGGTTGATAAAGGTGCAAAAAATCTTCTAGAAGTTGCTAGTAAACTATACGAAAGTGGTTTCAAAAATATTGTAGGTGTAGTTGGTTCTGATAGAATCCGTGAGTTTGATACAAGAATTAAAAAATATAATGGCGTTAAAGGTAGACACGGTTTCTACAACTTTGAAAAAATTACTATTATATCTGCTGGAGATCGTGATCCTGATGCAGATGGCGCAACAGGTATGAGTGCAAGTAAGATGCGTGCTGCCGCAAAAGATAATGACTTTTCTACTTTCTCTCAGGGTTTACCGAGAGCAGTCAAGAATGCTGATGCTAAGAAAATTTATAATTCAGTTCGTTCAGGCATGGGTCTTAGCGAACAAACGAATTTTAAAAATAAAATTCAATTAGAACCAATATCAGACGTTCGTGAATCTTATATGGATGGTAAATTATTTAAAGCAGGTGACGAGGTTGTCGTTAAAGAATCTGGTTTGGTTGCTAAAATCAAACATCTAGGTGCTAACTATGTTATCATTGAAACTAATGGCGAAACATATAGAAAATGGTTAACTGATGTAGAAAAAATTAATGAAAAAGAAGATCCAGACATTGGTGATCGTGATGGTGCACAACCTGCGCAGTACCATAAAGGACTGAAAAAATCTACGAAGAAAGCAAGAGATGCTCAGTTTAAAAAGCAAGCAAAAATGGATGATGATAATCCTGCCGCTTATAAACCTGCTCCTGGTGATGCTACAGCGAAAACGAAACCAAGTAAACATACTAAAAAATTCAAACAGATGTTTGGTGAACAAGATAGAGTTGATATGGCAAAAAAACGTATTGCACGTCAAAAGGCAGCAGCAGATAAACGCCATGATAGAATGATGGATCGTGCACGCCTTCGCGATGTTAAAAAGAAAAACAGGGAAACATCATGATTAAATTTAGTCAGTTTAACGAAAACACTGAAGGATTAAAGAAGAAGGCAGAAAAGTCTGGTATGCCTCTCGGTATCCTGAAAAAAGTTTATAATCGCGGCATGGCAGCATGGAAAACTGGGCATCGTCCAGGAACTACACCACAGCAGTGGGGAATGGCACGTGTCAATTCATTTGTAACTAAGTCCTCAGGCACTTGGGGTAAAGCAGATAAAGATCTAGCAGCAAAGGTAAGAGGATAAAATGAAATATAGTCCTAAAGATATTAAAATGGCAATCGGTGTAGCATCAGATAAAAGATATGCTGGTGGCAATATGACTGGTGCAGTCAAAGCGATCGAAAAAATCAAAAAGGGATTGTCATCGCATCCACAGGTTGCTGCAGTTCTTAAAAGACAAAACGAAAGCAAAACGAAAACCTTTGACGAACTGAGGGCAGAACTTGCCGAAGGTAAAGCAGCAAATCCTGCACAACAGGCAGCAATCGCTATCGCTAAAAAGGAAAAAGAAAAATCTGTTAAAGAAAGAACAGAAGCGGATTGTGAAGGTATGGTCTGTAAAAATTGTGGTGATAAGTTTGGTATGCCAACTGAAGGGAAGTGCATGTATGACTCAAAAGATCCAAATGGTAAGAATTGGATGGAAAAAGTCCATGAAGCAAAATCTCAAATGGCAACTTTGAAGAAAGAATTTGAACCATTAAGGGGTAAAAAGATTAACCCAGATGCTCAAAAGAAACTTTCGACAATTATGAAGAAGTTAGATAAAGATAAAGATACACTTATTCAGTTAGTCAAAGCAGATATTCCATTTGTAACTCAACTTGCAATGACAAAACTTATTACAAAACACAATATGAAAGCACCAGAAATAAAGAAACTTAAAGAAGAGTTTACTATGGATGATTTTGCTGAAAATAATGCTCTTGAACTTGACGAGGCACAAAAACTTTTCATGTTCACATCGAAAGCAGAAGCACAAAAGAAAGCAAAAGAAATTGGCGGTAAAGTATTAGAATTAAAACGAGCAATGGATGGCAACATGTTTGCTGTTATTCATAAAGATCTAACTAAAAAGGCATTTAAAGAAAAAACTCTTGATGAAGGCATCATTGGTAAGCTAGTTAAAAAGACTGCCAAAGCAGCAGGTGGTGCAGTCGTTAATAGACTAACGACCAGTGGTCGTGCTAAAATTGCTCAAAAGAAACTTGATAAACATAAAACCAATCAGGATCAAAAGGCAGACATTGCAAAAGCAAATGCAGCTGGTAAATCTGCATTTGGATTTACTCAAAAACAACGAGCAGCAAATGCTAAAAAGAAAATGGATAAAATTGCTAAGAAAAAATCGGATCAGGAAACTATTCAAAGAGCAAAAGATTTGAAGAAAAAACCTCCTGTAACTGCTGGTATGGAATATGAAGGTAAGAAAATGGATTCCGCAGCAATGAAACGTGCTATGGATGCTTTCAAAAAGCGTGGCGGTAAGATCAAAAAAGTTGCTCCTGGTAAGGCAGCAGGATATCATGGTAAAGATGATCCTGGTGCAGACGTACAAGGTATGATGGATCGTGATGATACTAAGGGGTTCAATCGTAAGAAAAAAGTAAAGAGCATGGGTAAATGAAAACTTTCAAGGGGTTTTATGAAGCAATGAAGTTTGAAGTAGACATCGAAGGTTTACCAAAGGTCTATATGGATGGGAACTCCCCATCTCAGGTAAAGGCACATCTTCGTAAACTCCTCAAACAACCTTCTATGATAAAATCAGTAAGTCGAATGACAGACCATGACGTGAAAAAAACCTATAGGGATAAAGCGCAGGGCAAAGAAGAATCATGAAAAAGTTCAAAGAATATACTCTTGACTATGGTTCTGATGCCTCTGTAAAGAAAATGAAACAGATAACTCCTGGTCAGAATGAAGAAAAAGATCCTCGTTTAAAAAAAGCAGGAGTGTCAGGTTTTAATAAAGCAAAGAGAACTCCTGATCATCCAAAAAAGAGTCATATTGTTGTTGCTAAAGATGGTGATAAGGTTAAGACGATTCGTTTTGGTGAGCAAGGTGCTTCTACAGCAGGTGATCCTAAAAAGGGTGAGTCTGATAAGATGAAAAAGAAACGTGCATCATTTAAGGCACGTCATGCAAAGAACATTAAAAAAGGTAAGATGTCTGCAGCATATTGGGCAGATAAAGAAAAATGGTAATAGGTTATGGTAAATAAACTGAATGAAGGAACTGAGGTAGCACTCCCACTTCGCAATATTATTAGCATGATTGCTTTTACATCATTGGCAACTTGGGCATACTTTGGCATCGTTGAAAGATTAAATTTAGTCGAAACACAACAGACTATGATGCAATCTGACTTGAGTCAAAATACTGAGTTTCGTATAAAATGGCCAAGAGGTGAGATGGGTAGTTTACCTGCTGA